AACCCGTGACGGGCAGAGACTTCTTGGCGAACTGACCGAGGTTGAACAGAGAGCATTCACTTTCACCACAGCAAACACCGGCGCAGTTGTCCCGACCGAGACGCTGAACAGGATCGTTGACCTCGTACAGAGCATGAGTCCGATGTATGACGATGCTACCAAGTCTGGCATGACCAAAGGCTTTGGTGTTCCCCGTCACACTGGAATCACTGCGGGTGATGCGGCGGCAACCAATGAGGGCGTAGCAAACGCAGACGAACAGGATGCATTCGATCTTCTGGCGATCACCGGCGTTGAGATCAAAAAGCACGTTGTCATTTCCCGCAAGATGGAATGGCAGAGCATCGATGCTTTTGAATCTTGGCTGACTCAGCATATCGCAAAGAGAATCGCAGTGGCGAAGGAAACACAGATCCTCACCAGACTTGACGCAGTTGCGACCGGCATTGCGGCGGCAAACAAACTCACCGCACAGACCTACGCAGAAGCAACCGTCCGTTCCATCCTTGCGAAGATCAAAGAGGTTGGTACAAAGGTCTGGTATGCCAACAGCAACACCATCTACAACGGTCTTGCGGGCATTCAGGATGGAAACGACCGTCCGCTGTTCGTACCGTCTACAACCGACTCTGACCCGCTTGTACAGGGTCGCATCTATGGCGGCAATGTAAAGGTTGATGAGAACCTTGCTGATAACGTGGTGTATGTCGGTGTCCCGGCTAGCATCCTTGCAAACGACTTCGAAACCCTGTTCATGCAGAGAAACATCGACCCGAAGTCATTTGAGACAATCATTGCAGGATATTCCCTGTTTGACGCAGGACTTGAGAACCCGCTTGCATTCGTAAAGGCAACTTTTACGACCTGACCGAATACGCAGACTCTAACTCAGACGGTGTTTACTCACAGGCTGAGTTAGAGGCACTGACTATTAAACAGTTGCGTGAACTGGCTAATAGTCTTGGGTATACGGTCACAGCCACGAAGAAAGCGGATATAATCACGCAGATCCTTGAACAACAGGAAGGTTAAAAGATGCTTGAGAAAGTAAAACTTGCACTGAGAATCACAACCAATGCATTCGACAGTGAACTGAATGATTTGATAAGTGCCGCATACGATGATTTAGGGATTGCGGGCGTTGTCAATACTGAGAGTGCAACCCCGTTGATCATCAGGGCGGTTACAACTTACTGTCGGTGTAACTTCGGGCAACCCGATGAATACGACAGATTAAAAGCGTCTTATGACGAACAAAAAGCGCAGTTGTCAATGAGTTCTGATTATACGGATTGGGGTGATCATTGTGGACAGATCTAAAGTGATCACCCTTATTTCACAAACAAAAACACAGGACGAAAACGGAGTATGGCGAACGACAGAAACGCCCCGCTCCGTTTTTTGTTCCGTTAATTCGGTTACCCGTGACGAGTTTTTTGAAGGTGGGCGAAACGGTTTAAATCCTTCGTATCAAATCACAATGTTCCGCTACGATTACAACGGCGAATCAATCATCAAGTATGAGGGGCAACGCTACGGAGTATATAGAACGTACTTCGGGCGTGATGACACGATTGAGTTATACGTTGAGCGCAAAGGCGGCACGAACCGAGGTGATCAGTAATGGTCATCAATTCATCTAAGTTTGATTTCAGAGAGGTCGTGCAAAAGTACCTTGAGGAACAGCGGTACGAAGTCATAGAGGCAATGTCTGAATCAATTGATGAGGTCGCAAAGGAATCGGTGAAGAAACTAAAAGCGGCATCACCAAGAGGCAAAACACAAAAATATTACAAAGGGTGGACATACAAGATTGAAAAGGGTCGGTTAAGTCATGGTTCTGTTGTCTATGGTAAAACCGGCACTTATCAATTAGCGCACCTTCTGGAATACGGACACGCCAAAAAAGGCGGCGGGCGAACGAACGAATATGAACACATCAAGCCTGTTGAGGAATGGGCAATCGATGAAGTTGTTGACCGCACAATCACTAAGGTAGAAAGGATGACACGATGACAATCAGAGATATAAGAAACATTGTTGATTCAATCGGTGTACCTTTCGCCTACTACCAGTTTCCAGAAGGGACAGAACAACCGACACCCTTTATTTGCTTCTACTTCACTACCAGTGACGACTTGATTGCTGATAATACCAACTATTCAAAAATCAGACAGTTGGTGATTGAACTTTACACGGATGAACCTGATTTCGCACTGGAATCGGACATCGAATCAGAACTCAGTAGCAACGAACTAGTTTATGTAAAAAATGCCGCATATATCGACTCAGAAAAGATGTGGCAAATTGCGTACACCACGGAGGTAGTCTTAAATGGCTAATAAAATCAAATACGGTTTAAAAAACGTATACTATGCGGTCGCAACGATTGCGGCTAACGGGTCAGCAACCTATGATACGCCGGTCGCTGTTCCCGGTGCAGTGTCCCTGTCTCTTGACCCGCAGGGTGATAACACGCCGTTCTATGCTGACAATATTGCCTATTATGTCAGCATTGCAAACAGCGGTTACGAGGGTGACCTTGAAATGGCACTGTTCCCGGATGCATTCAGAAAAGATGTTTTCGGCGAGATCGAGGATAATAAGGGCGTACTGATCGAGGACGCAAACGCATCGCCTGTTCATTTTGCTCTGCTGTTTCAGTTTGAAGGTGATGTGACCGCAACCAAGCACGTTCTCTATAACTGCACGGCACAGCGCAACACGGTCGGTTCTACCACGAAGTCTGACACGGTTGAGCCGCAGACGGAATCCGCAACGATCACGGCAACTTCCATCTATGTTGCCGCACTGGATAAGGATATCGTGAAAGCATCAACAGGTGAATCTGTAGATTCGACCACATACAGCGGTTGGAACACTGCGGTTTATGTACCGACCGCAGTAGGCGAATAAGAGGGATTGTGTATGTATGGGAAAATTAAGATAGGCGAAACAGAAACGGGGTTTTTGGCGAATGCTTCAACCCCGTTTCGTTTTAAGAATGTTTTCAATATTGACCTCATTGCCGTTCTTGCAAAGGGTGATGAGGGTGCGGTTGATGATTACGAGCGTCTTGCATTTATCATGGCAAAACAGGCTGAAAAGGCAGATTTATCAACCCTGACAGATGAGGATTTTTATCAGTGGTTGGAACAGTATGAGTTCGATGACCTTATAGAGGCAATACCCGCAGTTGTCGGGTTATACATGAGGAACAAACAGACTAATTCCGACCCAAAATAAAAGCCCGCCCAACTGACCGCCCATACAATACACCTCTTTTTATTTTGCGGTGCATCCAGATCGGATTGAAACTGTCTGATTTGGATGCACTCGATGAAGGTTTTGTACTGGACATGATGACGGAGGCGGGCAACGATGGATACAAAGACTATAAGCAATTAGCAACACAGGAAGATTTCATGAGGTTCGCACATGGCGGCTAATAGAATTAAGGGTATTACCATTGAGATAGACGGCAATACCACTAAATTACAGGATTCGCTGAAAGATGTCGATAAGCAACTACGCACGACACAGACGAACCTACGAGATATAAATAAATTACTTAAGTTAGACCCGCATAACACCGAACTGGTTGCCCAAAAGCAGAAGAACCTGAAAGAGGCAATCGACCTAACAAAAAAGCGGCTTGATGCACTCAAGAACGCCCAAACCGAAGCACTGTCACCCGAACAGTATGACGCACTTCAGCGGGAAATAATCGAGACAGAAAACAATCTTCAGAATCTTGAAACCGAGTACAACAATTTGAACACTGCATCTGACAATGCATTAAGCAGTGCGGGCGAAGCAATACAGAACGCCGGTTCAAAGGTTACTGAGGCGGGACATAAAATCACCAAGGTTGGTGATTCTATTGGTTCAGCAGGAAAAGCAATTGCACCTGTCTCGGCGGCTGTTGCGGGCATAGGTGTGGCGGCTGTTAAATCCGCTCAGGAACTCGATGAAGGTTATGACACCATCATCACCAAGACGGGCGCAACCGGGAAAGCGGCTGAAGCATTGCAGGATCAGATGGACAACGTTTTCACATCTGTTCCGACAACTGCCGCAGAAGCAGGAACGGCAATCGGTGATGTCACAACCCGTTTCGGTTTATCCGGGGACAAACTTGGTGAAGTATCAAAAACATTCATTGAGTTTGCCAACATAACCGGCACTGATGTCAGTTCAGCCATAAACAATACCGATACCATCATGGAGAAATTCGGTATTGATGCAAGTCAGGTTGACAGTGTTCTTGGCATCATGACAGCGACCGGGCAAAAAACAGGCGTGTCTATGGATACCCTTTACGGGTCGTTGGAGAAAAACGGCGGCACGCTAAAAGAGATGGGGCTGTCGCTTGGTCAATCCGTCACCCTGTTGGGCAATCTTGAGGCGAACGGCGTTGACACCGCAACGGCAATGACAGCATTGTCTAAAGCGAATCAGGCGGCGGTTAAACAGGGCAAAAGCCTTGATTCCGTTTTAAAGGACGGCATTAAATCAATAAAAGGCGCAAAGACTCAAACGGACGCACTGCAAATCGCAACTGACCTGTTTGGTAAGAAGGGCGCAACCGAAATGACACAGGCGATCCGTGAGGGTCGCTTTTCCATTGATGATTTAAACGCCTCAATGGACACTTACGCCACCACGGTTCAGGACACCTATGAGGAAACACTTGACCCGTGGGACAAGATGACCGTTTCCATGAACAGTTTGAAACAGGCGGGCGCAGAACTTGCAACAACACTGTTCGACACGTTGAAACCTGTCATTGATGAAGTAGTTGAGGCGGTCAAATCGTTTTCAACGTGGTTTAACAGCCTGAGTGACGGTCAGAAACAACTGATAGTTAAAATCGGTATGATCGTTGCCGCCGCCGCACCACTTTTAATAGTTATCGGGAGCGTTATAAGTTCGATTGGCAAAATGGTCTCAGCCGGTGGAATGTTGATCACAGGCTTTGGAAAGATCACAACGGCTATATCAGCGGCGGGTGGTCTGATTCCTGCAATTTCTGCACTTGCTTCAGCCTGTGCGCCGTTTTTGATTGGTGGTGCAATTATCGCCGGTGTTATAGCGGCAATCGTACTGATTGTGAAGAACTGGGACACCATCAAGAAGGGACTAAAAGACCTTTGGAAGGGTATAAAGGATTTTGCCGGTTTTGTGGTAAA